AAGTGGTAGCAAATACATTTTTTGATGAACCCACAGAAACCGAAACGGAAGTAACCGATGAAACTGATAACGGAAACGATTGAAGACGTTAAACTCCTTACTGAGGAGAAAGATGGAAAGAAACTTCTTTACATTGAAGGTGTCTTCCTTCAGTCAGAACTAAAGAACCGCAACGGTCGTATGTATCCTTTTAGTGTTCTTGAGCGCGAGGTCAAGAGATACAATGAGGAGTATGTACAGTCCAAGCGAGCTCTAGGTGAACTCGGTCACCCTGATGGTCCTACTATCAATCTTGATAGAGTATCACATAGAATTGTTTCTCTAAAAGCAGAAGGCAATAACTTCATTGGCAAGGCACAGATCCTTGATACACCAATGGGCAATATTGCCAAAAACCTTTTGGGAGAAGGAGTTCAGTTAGGTGTTTCTTCCCGTGGTATGGGAAGTATTCAGAAAAGCGAAGACTGTAATATTGTTGCAGATGACTTCATGCTTACAACTGCTGCAGACATTGTAGCAGATCCTTCCGCACCAGATGCATTTGTTAACGGCATCATGGAAGGCAAAGAATGGGTATGGGACAACGGTCTCCTAAAGGAGAGAGAAGTTGCTAAATACCAACGTTATATTGAAAGCGCATCGCGCTATCAGTTGGAAGAGAGAACGCTCAAAGCATTTGAGCATTTCCTCGGAAAACTGTGATTTATAAATAAACTTAGATTAATTATACGGAAATTACGAGGTAAACTCAAATGTCAGATAAGCTTAACGAAAAGTTTGAGGAGTTCGTTACCGAGCAAAAGGTGATCGTAGAGAACGCGGCAGATCCAATGCCTACCGTTTCTGCTAACGTTATTCCTGGCACTGGTAGTGACCCCTCTCAGGTTTCTGACGCACAGACTGGTTCTGCAAGCGGAAAGGATCCTATGCCAACCGTCGCTCCTAGCGTCGCTCCTTCAGGTCAATCTGCTCCTGCAGATCTTGGTGGTACATCCACTACTCCTAATGAGCACGATGACGATGGTGAAGAGAATCCTGGCGCTAAGGCGGCAGCACCTGTATCGCAAGACTCAAGTGTTACCTCTACTGCAGGTAAACCTGGTAAGGACCCTGCACCTTCCGTAGGTGATGGCGTAGCATACGGCACCAAGATGGGTAGTCCAGTTACCTATCCAATCAAACCTTCCATGGAGGAAGTTGACGTTTCCGCTGACGTTGCTGCTCTAATTGAAGGCACAGAACTCTCTGAAGAGTTCGCTGAGAAAGCAAAGACCATTTTTGAGGCTGCTGTCAAAGCGAAAATCTCTGAAGAGTATGACAGACTTGTAGAGCACTTTGCTGCTGAGTTTGACAAGCATTTCGCTGAAGCTAAGAGCGAGATGGCAGAAGAAGTCAACGGCACAGTGAACTACGCTATCGGTCAATGGGTTGAGCAAAACCAAGTTGCTATTGACCGTGGCATCAAGAATGAGATCACCGAAGACTTCATTGCAGGTCTCAAAGGTCTCTTTGAAGAGCACTACATCTCTATCCCAGACGACAAGGTTGACGTGGTAGAGGGTATGGCTGAATCTATTCGTGAAATGGAAGAGCGCCTTGACGAACAGGTCAAAGCTAATGTGAAACTACAAAATCGTCTTAATGAATCTGCAAAACTCAACATTCTGAACACTGTTTCGGAAGGACTCGCAGATACTCAGAAAGACAAACTCGCGGCACTCGCTGAGGGTGTTGAGTTTACTACCGAAGAAGAGTTCTCTAAGAAGGTTACTACCATCAAAGAGTCCTACTTCAAGGAAGCAACTGTAACCCAAAGTGAAGTTGCAGACGAGACCCCAGTTGAGGGTGCAGGAGAAGATGTAAGTCCAGCAATGGCACAATATCTTTCCGCACTTAATCGCTGGCAATCCTGATAATTGTTTAATCCCTATTTTTTCCAAGGAGCAAAATGTTTAATTCAAAAGCTCTAACCGAAAAGTGGTCACCTGTTCTAAGTCACGAAGGTGCTGGCACCATCAAAGACAACTATAGAAAGGCTGTTACCGCTGTTCTGTTAGAAAACACAGAATCACAACTACGCGAAGAGCGTGGTATGATCAACGAAGCATCCAACACTGTTGGTGCAATCGGTACTAACGCACTCTCTGGTAGCGGTCTAGATACCAAAACTGGTGGACTTGCTGGATTTGATCCAGTAATGATCAGCCTCATCCGTCGTGCAATGCCTAACTTGGTTGCATACGACATCTGTGGCGTTCAACCAATGAGCGGTCCTACTGGACTAATCTTTGCGATGAAGTCGCACTATCAGCAAAATGGTGCTGCTCTCCGTGCTGGTAACGAAGCACTCTACAATGAGCCTGACACCAACTTCTCTGGCAACACCCAGGGTCCTGCAGCATACAACGATCCAGTATCTCCTCTTGGCGATGGTGGCGCAACTGATGCTAACCCAGGTCTCCTTAACGACGCAACTGGTGGTGGCGTAACTGCTGCTAACTACGAGCGTGCTGCTGGTAACATTGCAAGAGAAGATGCAGAAACTCTAGGATCGGGTTCTACCCTATTCAACGAAATGAGCTTCAGCATTGAGAAGACCTCTGTTACTGCAAAGACCAGAGCTCTCAAAGCAGAATACACTCTAGAACTAGCACAAGACTTGAAAGCAATTCATGGTCTTGATGCTGAGCAGGAACTTGCTAACCTTCTTTCTAGCGAGATCCTTGCTGAAATCAACCGTGAAGTTGTTCGTACCGTTTACACTGTCGCTAAGTCTGGCGCACAGAACAACGTTGCTAACGCTGGCGTATTTGACCTTGACGTTGACAGCAACGGCAGATGGTCTGTTGAGAAATTCAAGGGACTTATGTTCCAGATTGAAAGAGATTGCAACGCTATCGCACAGCAAACTCGTAGAGGAAAGGGCAACTTCATCATCACTTCTGCTGATGTTGCTTCCGCACTCGCTATGTCTGGCACCCTAGACTACAGCAGCGGTCTAACTGGCGCTGGTGGTCCTTCCATCGGTGAAGTTGATGACACTGGTAACCTCCTAGTTGGTACAATGAACGGTAGAATCAAGGTCTTCGTTGATCCTTATTCCGCTAACGTTTCTAACACCCACTACTACGTTGCAGGTTACAAGGGTTCTTCCCCTTATGACAGTGGACTCTTCTACTGCCCATATGTACCTCTCCAAATGCTCAGAAGCATTGACCCTAGCACCTTCCAGCCTAAGATTGGCTTCAAGACTCGCTACGGTATGGTCGCTAACCCATTCGTTGTACAGAGCAACGGCACACCTGATGCTGAGGCACTTACTGCGAACCGCAACCAGTATTACAGAAGAGTTAGAGTTGCTAACCTCACCTGATACTGTTACGATATCCACACAGGGGTCCACACGGACCCCTTTTTTTGTGCTTAAATAGAAGTACACCTTATTACATTTCATATGCCCAGAGGTATTGTATCCAAGGTTGACATGGTTCCTAGAATCGTTAAAATGAAAAACGAACTCTATAATGGTAATCACCAGGATAAAAATGGGGACTGGCACGACGGTGCCCATCACATGCTCAACCGAATCTTAGACATGTTGAATGAGTATACGGTATGAATCAGTCATCTCTAGTTTTACTACTGTGCCTATCACCCCTTGTGGTGATCTTCATTGTTATGAAACTAGCTCTGTGGTTAACAGAGACGGCATCATTCCGTTCTGAGACCGAAAGGTTGAGGCGTATGCAACATGGACCTTATGAGTTCTACGACGACGAAGAAGAAGAGGATGACTGGTAAAGAATATCCATACGATAAAGACTACCAACTACTTTACAAGAGGGTATCAAAAATGAAAATAGAAACTATGATGGAAGAACCGTGTCCATTATACGAACCAGGATGGGAAGACGTTACAGATTCTCCCGCTGACTGGGCAGATTTTTGGGAGAACGAAGATGCCTCCTAAAGACTGGATATGGAGAGGAGAAAAAATTGAAACTCCCCATAGAGTAACAAAAGAAGAAGTACAGGAGATGATTGATGATGCCATACGAAAGCATAATCGTAATGCTGGAATTATCAGTATGTGTGTTGGCTGGGTTGTTCTTGCACTTTTTGCTGAGGGTTTGCTTAGACTTATTGGAGTGATTCCACCTTTGCTGCCATGGTTGAAAATCACGCTCTAGAATTAATTGGAACGGTATTACTATTTGTTTTTGGCATAACAATGATTTGCCAAGGTCACGCAATTTTCCATGGTAAATATGGGTATAAGCATACGGAACGTGATAAGAAACGTTCTGCGGATATTCGGAAACAACTGGAAGAAATCATCAATGCAAATGGACGTTCTACAAAAGAGGATTAGGCGATTGGAAATTTCTGAGAAAATTGATGCTGCTCTAGAAGAGTATTACTCGGAAAAAGGATTGCCTGTTCCACAGTGGAAACAGAAAAGAGATCCACTGTGGTGGAGAGAGTATTTAATTGAATTAGGACTAGATCCAGACAACCCATAAATACTAAGTAGCTTGGGAAGTTGACATGTCTGCTGAATGGTACAAGGAGCAACCTAGTAATAGGAACTTCTTAAACCCTATTGGTTATCTCCTTAAACTAGAAAAGTTTGAAGGAGTAGATTTCTTTTGTCAATCAGCAAATGTCCCCGACGTTGCAATGCCAACCATTGAAGTAGCAAGTCGTTTTAGAAACTTGCCTATCATTCCTGGAGGCGGTGTAACGTTCGGGGATTTTGTTGTGCGTTTTATTGTTGACGAAGATCTAATGAATTATAATGCCATTTACAAATGGATTCGTGACAATGGAAATGCTGACGAGATGAAACGCACTACACCAGAGGCGGACATCTATACCAATGGTCAATTGCATATTGTTACGAGTGCTTACAATCCAGCATTTGTTATTGACTTTGTAGACTTATTCCCTGTGTCCTTGAGCAACTTGCAATTTGATGCTACAATAAGTGATGTGGAGTATCTAACTGCAGAGGTGACATTCAAACACCAGCAGTTCTCCATCCGTGATAAAAACATGAAACGTTTATGAACTTTGACTCTCTTCGTAATAAATTTGACAACTTGAGAACAGATTGGGCGGAAGATAGCGCAGTTGATTTTCAATTCAAGAATAAACAGTATAGCACAGATCTGGGACAACTCGCGTTAGACATCCCTTTTCAGCATAATAAATACTTAAACCATTACACTGACATTCAGCAGATCAAAACTTCGCTGGAGTTTGAGATCCGCAAAATGGTTAGAGATAAGCGTGAGTATTACTCTGGCGAGGCAGACGCTAAGACATACGCCGCTAAACCATTTGGATCTTCAATCAAGACATCTGAAAAGATGAAAGTTTATCTAGAGTCTGATGAAGAAATCATCAACCTAGAAGCAAAGATTAAATACCTGGACCAGATGCTCTACTGGCTGGATCAGGTTATGAAGCAAATCTCTAATAGAGGTTTTCAGATCAAGAGTGCCATTGAGTGGGAGAAATTTGTAAATGGACAATGATGACCACCCTGAGTATTAGAAAGAAGAACGAAGTCTACATTACTATTAATTCTAAGGAACCACATGTCCATCATGAGTTGGCGGACTACTTTACCTTTGAGGTTCCCGAAGCAAAATTCCTAAAGAA